GTACAACGCCTGGGTACCACCCCTAAGCAGTCAAGTTCGACGCTCTGGTAAACGCCTCTTCCTTGCACTATAAACATTGACTAGCTAAGTCTTTGTTGCTTATGTTATTAATATAACATCTTTTTAGTAAAAGTCAATAACTTTTTTGTCCAAAATATAAAAAACCCGCCGAAGCGGGTTATTCACAGTCTTGTGTTTCTAAAAGTCTGTGCATGTAATCTACTTGTTCATTACATACATTGTTACTTCGAAACCAAAACGCATTTCTGTGTATGACGGTTTTGTCCACATATGTTTTCTCCTAGTTAGTTAATAAAAACTACTCTATTATTTAAACACATTTTTTAATAAAAGTCATACGTAAAATCATTAAATTTTAGTCATAAAAAAAGGGCGACTTGCGCCGCCCTTTAGTGTAGTTATAAAATAACTATTAGCTGAAAGAAAGGTTAGCTGAATTAACTTCAACGCTTTCTAAGTAGTCAGCTGCGTTACCTAGAGATGATGCTGTGTTGTTTAGCTCAACATATCCGTAACGTGTCATGAAGCTCACGACTGGTTCGAATGTTGTTGGATCTAGTACAACACCACTGCTCATTAATGGAATGTATGGGCAGTAGAATGCAGCAGCATCAGATTCGCTAGAACCTTTGTAACCAACTAGCACATCGTCATCAGCAGCATATGTGTTAACATATACTTTCATTGCGTTGTTTAGAGTACCAACCATCTTAGTGTTAGTTGGTGCTTCGAAAGAACCTTCAGTAGTTCTTGCAAACGCAGAAGTAGTTGCTGACTGTAGAACAGTTAGCATTGCTGGTGAAACAACAGCCCAGTTACCTGCGCCACGGCGTGTACGCTGTGCGATTCTGTTTGCAGCTCTGTTAATTAGAACAGCTAGTGCAGCATGTTCGTCACCAACGAAAGTTGCAGTACCGCTAACAGCAGCCTGGTTGTAGGTATCTGTACCTGTACCTGCTAGTGATTTAAGAGATGATAGTACCTCTTGATCGATTTCAGCAGTAATTTCTTGTGCTAAAGCAGCCATAATTTCTGCTTCAACGTCGATGCCATGCTGTGACTGAGCGTCTTGAGCAGACTCAAAAGTCCATCTTGCGCTTAGTTTACGAGTTTTGGCTTCAACAGTTTGCTTCAAGATTTGGATACTTAGTCTGTTTCCAGCAGTACCTTCTTTAGAAGCAGTAGCGTCTGCTTTACCGTTTGCGTTACCTGAGTAACCTTCAGCAATTTTGAATGGGCTTAGTGCCTCTTCGCCTGCTGTAGTTGATCCACCTGCTGTGCCTGTAAACGCATCTGCGTAACGAACACGTAGAGTGTGAATTTGACCAACTGGTCCAGTCATTGGCTGAACACCAACAATCTCGTTTGCAATAACTGTTGGCATTACACGTCTGATAACTGGTAAAATAACTCTGTTTAGAGTTGCAACATTACCGGCAGAAGTAGCTCCAGCTGTAGCACTTTCAGACAAATACTTGCGAGTATTTTCTAAAGTTGTTTCCATCACAGATTTTTTGTTACCTGTTAGGCCTTCAACTAGGGCACTTTTGGTCTCCTGCCAGCGACTTTCTAGTAGTTCTGACATTTTATTCTCCTTAAAATTATATTCCAGCTAGACGCTTAAATTCAACCAAGTTGTCCTTTGCGTCTGCTTGTCTACTAACGTTAGTTTGTGAAACTTGTTCACGATTGCCTGTGATTTCTTTGCCTTCTGTGATAGTTGCCTTCTTGGCTGGAGTGTTACCGTCAATTACTGCCGGTAGGTACTTGTCAAACGCTGAACGTAGTTTAGCTGTTTGAACAGATTCCAGTAAATCCATCATGATTTCTTTCTGATCCTTACTTAAAGGTCCAGTTAGTTCATTTAAAACATCTTTGCGCTCTGCTGCTTCAACTAAACGCTTCTTCTCAGTTGCCTGATCTTCTGCTAGTTGCTTCGCTTTTGCTGCAAATGCTTTTGCTTCTGCTAATTGAGCATCTTTTGTTGAGATAACTTTCATTAGCTTGGCTGCTTCTGACTTCTCATTTAAGTAAGAGCCAGCGTATTCAGAAGCAAATGCTTCGAATAGTTTGCGACCGAAGTCATTTCTACGTGCTTCTTCAATATCTTCTTTAAGTGCAGAAATCTCTTTATTAAGAGTTTTTCCAACTGTATCAGATACTGCTTTAGCACTTCTTTCGATAAAGGTTTTCTTAACCTTCGCGAAGTGTTCCTTAGCTTCACGTACTAGACGTACTTTTGTTTCAGCTAAGTCTTTTTTGTCTTCATGGAACTCTGCAATTTCTTTTGCAAGTGCTTCAACAACAAATTCTTCAAGTTTTCCGAAGTTTTCTGCCATTGCTTTTTGATCTTCATGTAGCTCGTTAACTTCTTTAGTTAACTGCTCCATAACAAAACCTTTTAGTAAGTTTGCGTCTTCGCGCATTTTTACTGCATACTTTGCACGGGCTTCGGCTAGTTGCTTACGATCATTAGCAAATTCAGCAATTTCGTCTGCTAGACGCTCAGATACAAGCGCATCAATAGCTTCAACCATTGTTGACTTGTCATGCTCGTATTTCTGAGCAAACTCTTCACGTAATTCAGCAGTTACTTGTTGGCGATTCTCTTTGATCTTCGCGTCCCAAGCTTCTTGAATTTCGTTGCGCACTTCTTCTGAAACTACATCGTTTTCAAAAAGTGTTTTTAGTGCATCCAACATAACATTTTTCTCCTTAATTATTGGAGTTTGTTGATTATATTAACCAACGATTCCTTTAGATACTTTTGTGCCTTTTCATCATTTCTTGTTGCCTGTGCTAATTCATATGCCTTATAGCCGCCACGTGCATTCATTAAATGCTCGTAGATTGGTGTAGGGTATGCGCCCGGAGCACTTGGTTGTGCCACTACGTCTACCGTAATTATTTCAAAATCGGAAACTTGATTGCTTCCGTCTTCGCTTACATTACCAGAACCTCTAGAGCTAACGCCAAGTTTGACGCCAGCTTCTAGCATAGTTCTTACTAACTGCCCCATTGGGGTGGGTAAAATTTTTAACTTACCATAACCGTTTGGTCCATCCATCCACATATCTGTAATCATATGGCTTACACGGTCTAAGTTAATGTTAAGGCCTTCTGGATGATCAACCTCTCCGAGAACACTATATCCTCCGCTTATTTGATCATTGAGAGTTTTGACAGCCCTTCCAATCTCGTTTACAGGATATACACGCTGGTTTGCATTACGCACACCGCCTTGTATGCAGATGCCTTTCATATAAAGGTCTTTGCCCCCGTTGGGATTTTCGGTAGACTCAACAACCATATTAGCTTGGTCGAATGTCAAATGCTCTCGTAAGTTTCTCATTCAAACTTCCTTATTATTTGCCAACTACAGATTTCTTGTTGTCAGCTGCTTCGCCTGCGCCTTTTTTCTCAGCGCCGTGGCCTTTTGGCTCACCTGTCATTGACTTAGAAGCCTTACCGCCTGGAACATTTACGTTGCCTGCGCTATCTTCTTTTGCAGAGTCTGCTTTGCTGCCTGCTTCTTCGCCACCTTGTGCTAAGTTGCCAGCGTCACCGCCCATGTCATTAGCACCTGCTACTGGTGACTTAGCGTTTGCGCCGTTGTCGCCCATTTTAGCAGTTACTTTTTGAACATACTCTTTCATTACATCAATGTCTGACTTAGGACCTTTAGATTCTTCAACTTCTTCAGTTGCTTCTTCTTCAACTTCTTCATCAGTTTCTTCAGCTTCGCCAAAGTTTAGAGCCTCCTCAGGAGCCTCTTCTTCATCACCAGCTTCCATATCGTCTCCAGCTTCGTCTTCTCCGCCTTCATCGCCAGCCATCATTTTTTCAAATTCAGCTTTTAGGTCATCTAGTGCATCTTCTAGGTCTTCAACGCGGTCTTCCATGTCGCCATTTTCTTCACCTTCGTCGTCACCTTCATCTTCATCGTCGCCTGCTTCGATGTCTGCCATCATATCGTCAGCTGGGTCACCGCCCATATCATCGTCGCCTTCAACTTCAAATTCGTCTAAGTCAAAGTTTTCGTCAACTTCTTTGTCATCACTTGACTCGTCAACTTCTTCGTCATCACTTGACTCTTCAACTTCTTCGTCAGTAGCTTCGTCAACTTCTTCGTCAGTTGATTCTTCAACTTCTTCGTCTGCTACTTCTTCTAAATCATCTTCTAATAGTGATTCGTAGATATCTCTTGATTTTTCAACTACGATCTCGTGGAAAAGCTCTTCAGCACCTGCTTTATCTTCATTGATTAGGCGCTCAAGCATTTCTTCAAATTTATTTTGATCTGCCATTGTTTTCTCCTATAAAAGTTATACCTATGGTAAGGCTGTCATTATTATTTAGTATAATGGAGAAAATATACGTAGATATAGGCGTTTTTTACGCTCTTTTAGAAATTTACTACCTTAAATTGAAGATTTCTTTGAAATCTGCAACTAAGATATTGTTTAAGTTGTCTAATTTATTTAGTTCTGGAGGCAAATAATTATCTGGCTGTATTACTCTTACAAACTCAATGTGTGGATTTTCTTTAATTACTGAAACAGTTTGCCTAAGCCAATTACCAAAAAAAGTAGCACTATCAGACTCTTTTTTGTAATTCATAGTGTTTGCATATATGTTGTTTAAGGTTTTACCTTCGTTTAACCCCTTATAATCAAATCCTAATATGTATATCCGTTGATATCCGTGTTGTGCTGCAAGCCATAGTGCAGTAGGACCACTACTCCATCCTTTTCCAGGATTAAAAAAATTTAAGTTTCTAATACCATCAAAAGATCTATTAGGATTAGTCCAAACTGTATTCTTATGTTGATATCCAGATCTATTAATTTCTAAAATCATTTTTACATCAACTGCTACTAGATAATCAGGAGTAAATGTTCTATATACAGCATTACATGCATATATTTTGCCGCACATTGATAATTGAGGTAAGTCAATAGACTGTCTACTTGTGCCATTACCTAACACAAAGCCTACTTTTCCTTTATTTGATCTTTTTAATAGTTCGTTTAAGGATACAGTATGTTCTTCAATAAGACGTTCACGCTTAGTTTTACGTCTAGCGTCTCTTACTTTTTTCCATTGTTCTTTGGTGTATCCGGACTTCTCTAATTTTGGCACTAAACTCCACCCGCTTCAGCGTTAGATGCTATACCGTACATTTGACGTACAAAGTCAAGCTCTTTTGCTTGCTCTTTAGTATGTAGCTCTGCCGCTTTGCGAACTTTGTTTATTTGACGAAGTGTTAGACGTGTTTTACGTGTATCGTCGTACTTTAGAGGTGACTGATCATCACGCTCGTCGTATAGATCGTCTTCGATAGTTTCAAAGGTTTCTTTATCGTAGTAAAACAATTCACGTAGTATCATGTTAGTATTTATATCGTTTGATCAGTAGTTGCCGGTGCTGGTGCTGTTGCGCCAGCTTCAGGTGCTGGTGCCATTTCATCGCCGCCCATTTCCGGTGCTGGTTCTTCGGTAGATGTATCTTCTATTCCGCCGAGGTCTGCACTTATACCTGCTGAACTAATTCCTGCGCCACGCATTTCGCCAGCAGCATCAGTATTCATAGGTTGTAGTGTTTCGTCATTTTCTTCACGCCATAAACGTTCGTTTTCTGCAATTTCTTCGTCTGTCATGCCTAAGAAACGTTTCATTGCAAAGCGATTTGAAATATAAGGTATAGCACTCATTTGTGTATATGTTGGTACACGAGCATTATCAATTTCACTTTGTCTATAACTTGCAAAGTTTTGTGGTGGTTGGAATCTAACATCAAACATTGCTGTGTCAATGTTAACTCCTTTTTCTAATAGATAGCGTTTAAATTCTTGATTAAATTCTTCAATTAATAAATTTTGTAGTCTTTCACAGTATGTGTTAAAACGTAGTTCTTGAATATATGCAGTACCTACTCTTCCGTCACTATATTGTGCTTGTCCGTCATCTGGCCCAGTCGGAAGGTAACTTGAAGGGATACGCAAACCTCTAACAAGTTTATTAGTAAAATATCTAAGATCATCTATTTCACCTAAGTTTGTACCGCCTGGTAGTGTTTCAACTTTAGATCCACGCCCTTCAGCAGTTTGAGGGAAGAAGTAGTCTTCGTTGATTGACAGAGGGTTGTATGCAGAGTCTATAACATTCTGACCGCCGCCTGTTTGTGATGGGATACGTCTTTGATGTATTTCTGTTTTAACACGTTCAACAAATTGCATAGCAAGGTGTGAAGGCATGTTACCCACATCAACATAGAATACTCTACGTTCTGGAGCTCTTTGAACACGATAGATAATAATCGCATCTTCAAGCAATTCTTTTTGTTTGAATACTTTGAATACTGTTTCTAACAGACTGTTACCAAATGGATAATTTAAATCTAACCCTTCTGATAAACTTAAATGTACAACGTGTTCTGCATCAACTGCGATTTCATTTTCGCCTTGTTGGAATCTGCCACCACCTGCTGCGGTATTTGTGTTTCCAACCATTCCACGAACGCCGCCTGTTAGATATCCGTCACCGCCGCCTGTTACATTTCCGTTTGTTTGGTATGGTGTTGTTGCAACCATTTCTTTAAAATTTAAATTAAAGTCTTTAACCATGTATTGTTCAGGTGTTTTACCTTCACTTTCGTTTACAATGATTTTTGTAACTTTACCAGGATCTACGTGAAATAGTCTTTTTGTTTCAGGATCTCTAATGAAAAACTGATCGCCATACTTAAACGTATTACGCAATATACGGAACATGCGTGTTTCAAAATTTTGTAACTTACACCATTGTTGCAAGTATTGCTGAATAATTGTAATTTCTGAGTTTGTTGCTTTAGTTTTAAAGTCAATTAAAAATGGTGTTTTATTTTGTTTGTTTTGTTGTGTTGTAAATTCAGCAAGAATATCAAGTGCAGCATTAACTTCTGAATCCATATCCATAGTATTATATTGTCCGTAGCGTTCAATACGATTTGGACTACCTACATATACATCTGGAAGATATGATGAATAATTTGAACGAGCCGGACCTGCTTGGTTTCCTGAACCTGCACGAGTAAATGGACTGTAACTCCCGTCCGGGTTATTTCCAGTTTTTACTGGTGTAAAGTGTTTTTTCCAACTCATTTATTAAAATCCTACTTGTAAATCGCCGCTCATTCGTCTACTGGTTTGTTTTGTATTAACTTCAATCTTTTCATTTATTTCTATCAGCATTTGCATTAATGTATTTAACTGATTTAACTGATCAGAACTACCAGAGCCGGATCCTGAGCCTGCAACATTTAATTGTCCGTTTGAAATCATAGATCCAGCTGATACTCCAGTTCCGCCGCCAAATGTGCCTTTATTGTCTTCTGCAAGTACGTCATTTAACTTTTCTAGTGTGTCAACCAAATCTTCCATAGCACTATTATAACTTGAAACTGTTGTTGCGTCAAGAGAATTGAGCGAAGTAATATTTGTATTAAGTCCTGTTACATCAGCAACTGCTTGTAAATTAGTTGCAAGTGTATTAATACCAGCAGCACCGCCTATTTCTCCTAGTCTAGTTAAAGAAGTAACAGTTTTCTGAGGTATGTCAATTTCACCTGATTCACCGCCGTTAAATGCATTTAATGCATTTGCCATATTAACCATTGCAGTAGCATTTGTTGCAACACCTTCTGCATTAATATCTAGTGCACCAAAATTCTTAACTTGATCAAACGGAGTTTCGCCGCCAAAGAAACTAGAAATAGCATTACCTATTGCACCAATTGCATTGCCTACTCCGCTAGTAGCATTTGCTGCCGAACTTGATGTTAGTGCATTATTAAATGCAACCATTGCTGCTGCATTTGCTCTTACTTTTTCTGCATCAAATGTATACTGCTGGAATGCAATTATATCATCGTATGGTATTCCTGTTTCTCCGCCAAAGAACGAAGTAATACCGTCTGCTAGGCCGCCTACAAGTGAGCCTAGTCCGCTTGCTGCATCTCCAGCACCAAATGCTGCCATTGCTTTTGAATATGCAACAAGAGCATTGGCATTTCCTGTTACCTTTGCTTCATCGATTGTATACTTTTGGAATTCTAACAGTTGTTCTAGTGGATTTGCTTTTTCTGCACCGAATAACGATCCTATTCCGTCTGCAATATTTCCTACTAGATTACCTAAACCTGCTACTGCACTACCTGCACCAAATGCTGCCATACCACCTGCAACTGCAAGCATACCTTTACCTGCTGCACTTAGTTTAGCACCATCTAAGTCTTCGAAGGATTGCATTCCTTCTGCAAAAGTTGGAAGTGATTTTCCTACTAACCAAGTAGCACCTGCAACTGCTGCGCCAATAACAAGTATAACACCTGCTAATACTGCACCACCGATTGCAACTTGTGGATTAGCAAATGCTTTTAAGCCAGCAGCTATACCTGATAAAACGCCGCCGCCAACTTGTCCTACAAAATCACCAACGCCTTTACCTGCTCTAGCGGCGCCACCGCCACCGCCTGATCCTGGAGGGCCGCCGCGTCCGGCTGCTTTACTTGCACCGCCAAAGAGTCCGCCAAACATTCCAGCAATGCCGTCTTTCATAAAGCCAATAACTTTAGCTCCGGCAAATAATGCAAGTAATCCTCCGCCAATTGTTAGAGCAATTCCGCTCCAATCAATTCCGGACAAGCCTTCCATAATTTTATTTTTAACAACATCGCCTAATGTTTCGCCATTTTTTGCACCTAGTGCATTTGCTATTGCTTGTGCAAAGCCAACTTTTTCAACTTGTGTAACAAAGTTGCTTACACTAGTCCATGCACTTTTAATTGATTCTATAAATGCGTCTACTTTTTTTCCAAATTCGTCTGATCTTAAATAGCCTACCCATTTAACAAGTTTGTCACTTGTTTCAGTTATCCATGTACCTAAGCCTCTTATGGTTGCTTCAAACTCTCCAGATTGTACAAAATTAATAAAGTGTTCAGTAATAGCTGACGCTACTTCTAAAAGAACGCTACTTGTTCCTGTTAACAAACTGCCTAAGGTATCAATTACTCCACTTTGAATTAGTGCAAGTTCTATTTTAGAACGTATGTCTTGAATTGTTTGTCCAAAGTTTGCAAAAAATTCAGTTAGTTTTGATCTTCTTTGTTGTGCTGCTGCTGCGGCTGCTGCATCTGTTTGACGTTGAGTATATGTTGTCATCTCGCCTACAGAATTCATCAACCCTTCAAAACCTTCACGGCCCATTAACTGTTGAACTTGTGCAGGATCCATGCTCTTGATGTAATCTACCATCTGAGGAGTCATTGCTCTAAGTCTGTTTTGGAATTCTTCTTGACTTATTGCACCAGTAGCATTTAATTCAGCAAGTTCTTTAAATGCAGGGAATGTTGATGCTAGTACCTTTGCCATAGGCGTTTGTGCAACACCGTCTGACAAGTCTTTAAATGCATCTCCCATTCCAGGAAGCATTTCAGTTAAGTGTGTTAGGTTAGCATCAAAGTTTAATAGTCCTTGTCCACTTAATCTTGCTCTTAATGCAGCAACGTTTGCTTCTGCTGCATTTTTATTCATTTCTGCGGCTAATTCTTTACGACTTTTACCTGTTACTCTTGCAAGTTTATCAAGTTCTGTTAGATAATTTTGAGCACCAGAAACTAGTTCTGCATTGCTTCTACCTTGTAATCTTCCTGCAAGTGCTTGATTTTCTAGATAATCTGCTAGTCCTTCGTTAACACTTTCTTGTGTATAACCTAGTGCTAGTAATCCGGCATCTGCACTTCTTAACGCTTTTGAAAGTTTACCAAATCGTGCTGCACCGTCTGATGTAGTACCACCTAAGTAACCCATTGTTGACGAGTTGTTAGCAATAACTGATGCAAATTGCTCTAGTGATAATCCGGCTTCTGCACTTGCTCTGCGCATAGCAACCATATCATTTCCAAAACCTGCACCAACTTCGGATAACTGTCTAAAAGTATCTAAACTTCTATCAAAGTAACCACTTGCTTTGCTTAATAAACTACCAAATACAGGTACTGCTTCTAGAAATTCTCCAACACTAGTAGCATTTGCTACTGCATTACCTAGGTTTGTAAATACACCAATAGCGCCGCCAAGCACTGTAGTTAGAACACTAAATGCTCCGCCTAACGCTCCGCCTGCTAAAGATGCTACAGATTTAAACGCACTTGTGCTTTCTTTAACTGCTGTTGTGTTTTCTTTTCTTGCAGTTGTGCCGCGATTAACGGCTGTAGTATAAAGTTCTTGTGCTTTTGTTGCTGCTTTTTCACCAGAACCGCTAGAACCACCGCCGCCGCGCTGGCGCATTAGTTTTAATATTTCTTGTAAAGTAGCTTCTGCGGCAGGGCCACCGGCAACATCAACAATTTTAACTTCTTCAGCCATTAATTACAGATCCTAGTTAAGTGCGTATATAAATAAAGTAGATACATACTGATATATTGTATTTATACGGAGAAAAACATGTCACAAAATAACCAACAGGCGAATCCACTTAGTAAGTATTTTCGCCAACCAAAGTTGTATATTCAACTTCCAAGCCAGGGAAATTTTTATAGAAATGGTTCTATAGAATATCCTGAAAATGGCGAAATTGCAGTTTATTCTATGACTGCAAAAGATGAACTAATTTTTAAAACACCAGATGCGTTGCTTAATGGTCAAGCAACTGTAGATGTTATACAAAGTTGTATTCCTGCAATTAAAGATGCCTGGGCAATGCCTAGTGTAGACCTAGATGTATGTCTAATTGCAATTCGTTTAGCAACATATGGCGAAATGATGACGTTATCTATTAAAACTCCAGTGACAGGAGAAGAAAAAGATATGCAGGTTAATCTCCGCGAACTTTTAGATAGTTTTGCTCACATTGGATACAGTAATACAGTTATGTTGCCCGAAATGACCGTTAAGTTACGTCCTTTAACTTATAGAGAATTTACACAAGGTGCATTAAGAACTTTTGAAGAACAAAGAATTTTTAGTCTTGTAAATGACGAAAAAATGGCTGAAGAAGAAAAACTACAAGCATTTACAAATTCTTTTGCTAAGTTAACAGAATTAACTGTTGACATGATGTGTAAAGGAATTGTATCTATACAGTTAAATCAAGATGATAATGACGGCGAACCTATTATAGTTTCAGATCAAAAACATATTTTTGATTTTATTAAAAATGCAGATAAACAGTTTTTTAATCAGATTCAAAAACATCTAGAAGGTGAAAAAGAAAAATTTCAAATTAAACCGTTAACTGCTGAAGCATCTCCGGAAGAAATCGAAAAAGGTGTACCGGCAACTTATGAAGTGCCGATTACATTTGATAATTCAAATTTTTTCGGATAAGGATCCTGAAGTGGACCATCCCAGAGATCCTGCAAGAAGCAAAGGTCCTCGAAGAACAATCTAAGCAAATTAAGTTCGAGTTATCTAAACTATGTTGGCTTATGAGAGGGGGACTTTCTTATGATGAAGCATATTACTTAGGTCCAGAAGAACGTGAAGTAATTGCTAAATTAGTTGAAGAAAACTTTGAGATTACTAAGAAAACCCAAATGCCTTATTTCTAGGCAGTTTTAAGTTTTTCAGTTCCTTTTACACCTGCTTGTGCTGCTTTTTGTGCATCTGCTGTTGCAGGTTTGACTCCTTTAGCAGTAAGTTGTGCTTTAATAAGTTTTGCTAGTTCGGGATCTTTCTTAGCTGCATCGATAATAGCAGAAAACTTAGGATTAGGTAATCCCATATCAAACGATGCTTGTACTCCTAATGCTTTATTAGTTTCTACATCAACCCAAAGAGCACCTTCCCAACGATAATCTTTTCCGCCTTTGTTTTGTACAGTTCCTTTTTCAATTGGACCGTCTTTAACTGCGGGACCTTTCTTAGCTGCTGGTGCATCGGGCTTGCCGTCGCCGTCAGTATCAACAGTTGGCTCGTCCGTTTGCGCACCTTTTTGTGCTGTATCCGTACCTGATGCATCTGCTGTTGGAGTTTCTGCACTAGCATTTGGTTGCAATTCTACTTTTCTTGTTTGACCAATCTGTTGTATTTGATCATTACTTAATCCTGCATCTTGTAGAATATTAGCAATGCTACCTGAGTCAGTTGGTTCGCCCATTGACTTCCAAGTTTTCATTAGTTTGTCAGCAGTAACTTTATTACCAATGTTCTTAGCAGTTTGTTTTACTGCGCCTGCTGCTGAACTAGCAGCACCTTTGACTGCACCTGCTGCTTTGCCTGCAAGTCCTTTAGCACCACGCTTTAGTTTTGCACCTAGTGAATTAGGATTATCTAAAGGAAGTTCACCTTGTGCAGGATCTGCTTCTAGTAGATACAACTCAAAACGTTCTTCCATTGAAAGGCTTTCTTCCTTAGGCTCGTTCATTCCGCCGCCTTTGAGATCTAACTCTAGTTGATCTTTAACTTTTGGATCAACTGGTTTTGAGCTTTGTGCCTTTTTAGCATTATCGTCAACAGTTTGTAACGCACCTTGTGCTGCTGCGCCTGCGGCGCCACCTGCATCCATAATAGCTTTTAAAACTTCGTCGCCGGATTCACTTTGTGCAATTAGTGTTTCTAAATTACCTATTGAAAGACTGTCTTTAGGAATTTCTTTTAGTGCGTCCCAAGCTGCTGTTAAGTTCTTTGCTTCAGGATTGTTTACTAGCTGACCCATAAAGTCGTGAAACTTAGCTGCTGCTGCATAATGTTCTGGACTAAAGTCTTTTGCACTGTCCATAGCCGCTTCAAGAGCATTATACTGTGACATCATATCAGGTGGAATAACAGTATCATATGAATAGACAAACTGATTTAAGTTACCACTCATTCTCATTCTACTTGCACCGTCAAGTGCATCAACGTCCATACCTAGATCAGCAAATAGATCTGCTTTTGCATTTTGGAAGTTTTCTGCTTTCATTGCTGCTTCCATCGCATCTAGTTCTGCGTTTTGCGCACTTGCAATGTTGTCAACTATGTTGTCTGTAAGTTCTTTAAATGCCATACCAGCAAGAGCACCATAAACACCAGTCTTGATTGATTTACCAACTGCTGTTGAAAGTTTCTCACCTTGTAGTAAGTCTTTAGAAGCACGTAGAATTAAACCTGCTGCTGCACCACCTGCAGGACCACCTGCAAACGCTGCCATAGTAGTTAAAATACCTACTGCTAAACTTGCTTTGCCTGGATTTTCTTTTGCCCAGTCACTAATCTTTTGAATGCCTTGTACAATTTTACTGTCACTGTTGTTTGCTGTAATTTGCTTTTTTAAATCTTCAAATTTTTGATCTGCATTTTTAATAGGACCTGCATTTTGCGCCATACGTCCTAGTTCATTAATTTTTGCATCAACTTTTTTAGCAATGTCTACTGGAAGTTTTGCAGCCGCTGCAACACCTGCACCAACTTTACCTGCAATAGTTTTATTATCGCCACTTGCCATTGCAACTTCTTCAGCACCATTAAAGATATCTTTAATCTGATCTGCTGTAAGTTCTGCTTCTGCAAGTTTAGTATATTGTTCAACTAATGGCCAAAGTTCTTTTTCAAATTTACCTAAGTATAGTACTTGGCTTTCTGTTAGGTCTTGATAACCTTCAGTTAG